CATGATGGAAAAATCACACCAGAACCAGTTTCAGAAGGCACTTGATACATGTGGCTGTTATCCATATTCTGATTTGCCCGCCTGGGAATTAAAACCTTTGCCTGGGCCCTTGGATCAAAAAATTGTGTCCCGGCCGTATCTTTACTGGCCTTCAAATAATACACACCTGACAAAAGAGAGTTAGCATGTGTATGAGGCGGGTGTATACTACCATCAACTTGTTGGTTTGCCCACATTTGAGTTACCTCAACTTCTTGATTCGCATATCCCTCTTGGTTTAGAATACCACCACACAAATGAGTTACAAATTCTGTAAAGGGTTTAAAAGAATGAAAATTTTGTAAATCATCTCTTCCTTGAAATAAACCAAACGGCACATCTTTACCCTCATGCACGTTTTTGTAATTAGCTTTCAAATCACCATCTATAGATGCCAACATTTCTTCATGATGTTTTTCCAAACCCGACTTAAACGTGTATATCGATGTTGGAAATAACTTTGTTCTGTTTACATCAACCATGTCACTATGCTCCATCTAGTCCCTTTTGTAACAACCTTTGCCTCATGGGGAAACATAAAGTTAGAGGGAAATATTAATGCCGAAGCTTTCTCCGGCTCAAATTTTTTGTTCGCCACATAAAATTCACCGCCTTCATAATCATCATTTAGATATAACAAGACTGTCGCCTGTGGAAATCCGTACTGTTGTCCATGACTGTGATGAATATTGTCACAATGTTTGGACATGAACCCACCTTCGGAATATCTATTAATACGATGATCTGTCATTCTCTGCACACTGAATAGGGGATGGTCTTGTGAATATAATCTACACGTTTTCTCCACGGCTTTCTTAATTTCATCATACCCCTTGTCACCAAAACAAACCCATGTCTCATCCATTCTTACACGCTCATCACTCTTTACTTGGCCGCCATGGTTAGAATAGCTTGAGGGACGATAATCGTAATTAGTCTCCCTTACACCATCACAGCAGAGATCATCATCCCAAACGTGCTTGTAGTACCCTATGTACTTCTCAATATCCATTACAACATACCCGCTTCAAACTTCTTCCACTCAATAGCGTTTTTGATGTCCCAACCACGATTGTCAATAGACTTTATCACGCCGTCAATGTACTTGACGATGCTTTCATAGTACGATATTTTACCTTGAAGTTCTAGGATTTCTTCATCCGATTGGATGTACATTTGCAGATCGTTTTTAAGAACTTTGATATCAAATGGTTTTGCGGCATATACTTTTGCATCTGCCTTACCACCGTAATATTCCCACTTTTCACGGTACATCCTTTGATGATCGGCTCGTCTCATGATGAGGAGCTGGTCATACCGTGTTCTGTGTTCCAGCCATTTTGCTTTGATGGTTTGGTTTTTTAGAGACTCTTGGTCGAGTCGTTCTTGATCAATAACTGCAAGGTCTTGCCTTGCTTCATTCTGTAGTTCTTCTAATGTCATAATATACCTTATTCAAAAAAAAGAGCAGTGAGTGATTTCTCTCCTTGCGTATATTGTCTGTAGTGAGGCACGCCGAGTTGTCACTACAAATTAAGACTCAGATTGTGAATATGTTAAAGCTTATCACTATCTGCTCTAAACCTATTTATAATGTTCTAATTTCGTATATTTGATATTTGAAAGTTACATCACAGGTGAGATATTCTACGTCTGTAGCTCCACCGTCAAAGGACAAACCGCCAATAGATGTTGGAAAGATATTTTTAAAATCAATTTCTATTAGTGGATTATTTTTATTAGACAATACCATAAGAAACGCATCAGAGTACATAGCTTTATCTGCAACAGCAGAACCAATAACATCTACTTGAGGAACGCCTCCTCCAGCTGGTGTGTTTGACGTAACGTCTCTGTGTGTTCTAAACTGTTCTCTTTTCTCTGGAAACCCGATACCCGTGATCCAATTGTGTAGCTGAATATAGTTCTCTAGATACTCATCCACCAAAAATGTTATGTTTAAATCTTCATATTCAATTTTATCACCCATTACAGGAATGTTTTTGAACGGGTTAGCAATTTCTGTGTTTCCCATAGAAAGGCCGGGTAAATTACAGGCCTGAACAAAAAACTCTACTTTTGGTAGCTGATTTATACCAAACCTAAACTGTGTTGGGCTTAGGTAATCTAATTTGTCTGGTTGTCTGTCTAACGGGCCCGGCATCATACTTCCTTTATGAAATCTGCAATCCGCAAATCTCTCTGTGTTGCTGTTGAAACTTGCACCTCACTGATCACTGCATCAATATTTTCATGCCAAAATTTTAAAAACTTATGTACTCTAGGTATTTCTGGTACTAAGTCTTCTGTCTGCCAGATAAATTCTTGAAGAATACTCGTATAATCTGGCATCCAATAATTTACGTTTACAATAACCAACTCTCTAGTAAAAATCATTAGCTATCCACCTTCTTACTATTTATAAAAAGAAAAGGGGGTGCCGAAGCACCCCCTGAGTTTGTAGTCACGTTTCTTATTATTACATCAAGTTAGTGACTTTAACCCTACGATACCAAGCGTTGGTGTTCGCATCCAAAGAAGCATCGGTGTTAACTGTGTCACCAGCAGCAACCGCACCAGCAGCAGCAAACGGGTTAGCAGCAAGACCATAACGTGTCTTGAAACCGATCTTAGGCTGGAACGAACTTTCACCAACCGCACGAACCATCTGCAGCGGCACGTATGGGCAGTAGAAGAAGCCAGCGTCATAAGGCGATGTGCCCTTGTAACCACAGACGTAGTACTGAGAAGCAGCAACGTTTGCACTATAAGGATCAACATAGACCTTGAAACGTCCGTTCATAACACCAGCGAAAGTTGTCGAAGTGTCATCAACGTTCAGATTGTTGTTAAGAGCAGGAGTGTAATCAAGCACACCAGCCATGTTCAGCGCACTCGCAACGTCAGCGGACACGATCAACATGTTACCCTTACCACGGCGAGTCTGTTGTCCAATCGCATTGGCATCACGTTCGATAGCGAACATAAGACCCTTGAATTTTTCAACCGACCAACGACCATTGGAGTCAGTGTCGAGATCGAAAATACCAGCAGTTGTCGTATTGACCTGAGCACCCTTAACAGCGGTGACATACAGGGAACGAACAACTTCACGGTTAATCTCAGCAAGAATTTCCGAACTAAGAATGTTCGCAAGTTCTGTCTCAGCGTCAAGACCATGAATCGCCTTCAAGTCCTGTGCGAGTTCCATTGTGTACTCAGCCTTCAGAGCACGAGAAACCGCAGTAACCGTGGATTTTTCGATTGAGAACGCCATTTCAGCGAAAGCGTTAGTAGCACTGTCACCCAGAGCTTCGGCCTGAGCCGTAGTCATACCCGTTGCAGAAACGTAAGTTCCAGCAGAAGGACTGTCATTGAGGACAGCAGGGTTGGTTTCAGTTGCACCAACGTCACCACCACCGATTGTACCGGCAGCGTTCTGGTTGGAGATATCGGGCATCGACTCGTCAACGAGAGCTTCTGCACCGTCCTGAGACGTGAACGAGGAGCGCATTGCGAAGATCAGACCAGTTGGGCCCGTCATCGGCTGCACACCGCAAACGTCATAGGCAATAAGGTTAGGCATTGCACGGCGAACGAGCGAAATCAGGATGGGATCCCAAGTATCCATCTGTCCACCAGACATTGCGTTAACTGGAGCAGCTTCGTTAAGGAACTGTTTGTCCTCTTTCAAAGCGGCTTCTTGGTTCTCAAGGATGAGAGTGGTAACTGCCCGCTTGTAAGAATCCTCAATCTTCGGAAGATCAGGGTGTTCTAGGACTGGCTGCCACTTTTCTTGTAGATGTTCTGTCTGAAACATTTGTGTTTCTCCTTTATTATTTACATCTGTTTAATAATATTATTGGGCACGTGCTTTGTTACGACTGATTGCCGACATATACGCCTTCATTGCATCTGTCGTATCAATGTCCTGTGCGGTGCCACCATCTTCATCATCAAAGGTCGATCCGTCATCGGACTGACTTACTCTCGGAAAATAACTCTCTTTGAGTGTGTTCAGTTTATTTTTGAAGGACTCTTCTTCAACAAACTCAACGTCCTGTACCAATGAACGGAACTTTTCAACTTCCGTATCAGCCAAATCTTCAGAAACTTCAGAAATGACCGACTCCCGAACTAGAACGTCCTTAACTTCTTTCGATTCAATATTCTTTTGAATCTCTTCGTTAAGTTTATCTTCCAATTCGGTAATCTTTTCTGACTGTGCCTCAAGTACATCGTACTTCTCATCAGGCACATCAATATAATGGTCTTCAAACAACTGTTTCAGCCCAGAGATGAAGTCTTCTGCAATCTCGCCTTTTAGACCACGATCAATTGCCAACTCGTTCTCTTTTGTCCATTCGTCTACAACGTAATTAAGATAGTTGTCAACCTTCTCTGTCAAATCTTCCTTGACAGTTTCCAGTTTTTCAACAAACTCGTCCTTCAACTCTTCGTCAATACGAACAATCTCTTCACGAGTCCGTGATTTTACAGCAGCCTCGAAAATTGTCGAAGCCTTTTCCTTGAATTCCTCAGAAAGTTCTTCACCTTCTACGAGGGCATCAACATCCTCTTTGACATTAATCGATTTGATTTTCTCTTCGATTTCTGCCTTTTCCTGTTCCAACTTCTCAAGAGCTTCCTTGGTTTCTGCATTTTCTGCTTCTTCCAATTTCGCAGCATGAGAGGCCAACATTTCTTCAATGTCTGCCTTCTTCATCTTTGCGATATTCTCAAGATGTTGGGCTTTTGTAAGTTTCTTGTTTTCTACGAGGTCTTCGCCGTCATGTTCGACTTCATCCCCAGCAGCGAGTTTCTTTTTCTCGCCAGGAGTGGATTCGCCGGAGCTTCCTTGTTTCACTTTTGGTTCCTCCTTCTCTTGACGTTCAACGTCTTTATCGTTTGCTGGTTTAGCCTGAGAACTTGCGGCCTTACCAATTGCCTGGTCATCCATGTTGTTGCCGGGAACTTTAGCTTCTTTACCAGAACCATCAGCAACAGTGGATGCCTTAGCATCTTTTTTACCGTTTGGTTTCATGGGGCCTCCTTTGGTTACTTCACCAGAAGCAGCGTCACCATGATTTGCACCGTGTTTCTGTCCACCAACGTCTTTACGTTCGCCGGGAACGGATTCTGCCTTGTCAGCGCCTGCAACGTTTGGAGCAGGGTCTTTAGCAGTAGAAACGCCTTCATCAGCGTTATTGGAGCCAAGACCTAAGTCCCTTTTGGAACCACTTGTTCCATCATCCAAAGGCTTTTCAGAAGCTTCTTCAAGTTCTGCGAGAACTTCCGCTTCCAGCTCCTCTATTGTTTTATCTAATTCGGACATAGGGTATCTCCTTTGCTATCCTGTAATATTTATTTATAAATTATAACCTTTTAAGAAATTTTGCGAAAGCTAATGCCTTGCGCTTTTCGTCCATTCTTGTCTGTTTCACATCAAATTCTGTCTGCATTTGAACCAATTCTGCCTCTACCAGTGCGCCATTGTTCCAAACCCATTCCTTACCTTCCATAATTCCTTCCACAAATGCATTAGGCGCAGAAGGATCAGCAACGATATCCGCAGCTGTTGCAAGGTAAAAATCATCCTTTACATAGTTAGTTCCACCTCTGGATTGCAAACTGCCCATTCCCCTTGAAGAAACACCCAGTTTAGCACCCTCGTCCATTAGATTTTTTACGATTTCTCCCATTGGAGTAGACATAATCTTCGCCTCACCAATGAAATTTTTCCCATCAGGATACAAATCTGTAATCATGTGGGAAACCCTTTCAAGGTTGACAGTTGGGCCGTCAGGATGACCTAACTCACCAAATGCACGTTTTTCCTTGATAAAATTTTTGTTATACTTTGCGACTTCTTTCGCAAGAATCTCTTGAGGATATACACGGCCGTTGCGGTTTTTTACATCGGACTGCATAAAAACACCCTTAATTTTATAGGTTTTTTTACCAGAACCCTCCGAAAGTTCTTCTGTAATAAATTCAACGTCTTCTAATTGTTCAGAAATTAGCCGCATATCTCTTTCCTTATGTAATGTTATCGAAGCCTGAAACTTTACGCAGCCTCAAAATTATTGTTCCAACACAGGCAGAATCATTTTCGAAATAGATATCACCATCCACACCTGATCCAGCGTTGTTTGGAAGAGACGGTAGGAATTGTGATCCACCATTGTAATTACCATTTCCACTTAAAGATAGGCAAACTACTGGAGATGTTGCGTTCCATTCGATATCTGTCTGTGAACTGACTGACCACCAACAAGAAACGATGGAAACTCTAGGGTCTGTTGCAGCGCCGGAAAGGGTTGAAACATCAACAACCTTTGTCGCCGTACCATTTGTACCTGTAATTGTGGTCTTAGTGACGGTTTCAAAATCCGAATCACTGATTGTTTGTGTTGTGAAAGCCATTTTAAACCCCTAAATTGTCAGCATCTCTCGTTCAAAGTATTTAGTCAAGTCCCTTTCGGTTACTTTATACTCTTTTGATACGTCTCGCATGGTTTTTTCAAAGCTATTTAGGAAATCAGAAGGCTTAGAGTCCAGTTTATTAAAAATAGCATCAACAGCATTCTTCATCTTTGGAGATAACTTCTTATATTCCGCAGATTTTCGATGTTCATCTCTCTCTACAACTGTAGATTCATGAATCGCCTCAAACCGAATCATCTTCTAGAACCTCAGTTTTTACATAGCTCTTTGCAATTTCCTGGCGTTTTGTTTCCAGCGCAGTTCCCACCTTATTTGAGATAGCTGAGTTGAATGCTGTTTGAGCGTTTACATTATCGCCATCAGCAATTGCATCAATTAGTTCTCTGCTCATTTTTTCTTTCCTTTCACAGTAAGACTTTTATCAAAGTCATCCTCTACTTCTTCTGGTGCTGGTTCTTCGCCTCCACCCATCTCTTCTGGTGGAATACCAGCAGCAAGACCAGCCCGATCCGCAGCAGACATTGATGGGTCAGTAGGCATACCAGATGGATCAGTCGGTATTCTCTGAATACCATCACCACCTTGCGGTATAATAATTCCACCGTCCATCGGATCACGTTCAGACTCAGTTTTGATTTCATCACGCATCTGTTCAATCTCTGCGTCTGTCATGCGTAGGACTTTCTTCAGAACATATTCTTTACTGAAGAACGTGCCAATGTATGGTTCTACTTGTCCTAATTGGTCAAGTCTATCCGTTAACAGTTCAGCTTCTTTCAGCGCCGCAAAGTGACCATCTTCAATAAAGTCAAACTGTATATGTTCTTGCATCACTGGCCAATCCTCTGGACCGATTATTCCTTTAAGGAGTAAGTTAGTCCTGAGAATGTCAGTGAATAAGGGAGTGAACTTTTTCCGAATCCGTTGTACAAATTTAGTGAATTTAAGCTCATCCCTTGTAATTTCTGTAGATCGACCAAGTGAGAATCCTGATTCAGATTCAAGTCTTGAGATTGGTACGTTAAGTGAACGGTATAGTTTCCGTTGGAAATAGGTGATGTCATCAATTTCTCCTAGATTGGAGCCGCCAGGGAGAGTAGTAATCTCTGTTCCTCTACCCCCTTCACGCCGTGGAAGCCAGAAGTCTTCAAGCATTGACATATGATTTCTATCATCCCGTATTTCTCCTGTGTTCGCATCGTAAACGAGTTTGTTACGATAACGGTTCATCACATCTTTAAGATATTGCTCTGCTTTTATCTTGGGTAGATTGCCAACATCAATGTAGAAAATCCTACGCTCGGGCGCTCTCGAAATGCGATAGATAACCAATGCATCTTCAATCATCCTTAGTTGATTTACAGGTTTGATTGCTTTGTGTAAGTAAGATAAAACCTTACCACTGTTTTGATCAATTACACCAGAGGGACAATAGGTTATTGCGTCATCAGCAATTCTAATTCCCTGTTGAGATCCACCATATCCGGCAGAATGCAATCCTTTTTCATTATAGATGTA